CACTAATTTTTATGAGAGACCCTTTCGTCCCTCACTAGGGGCTAATTTAATAAGTAGATTATTCGATTCGTTTACTGAAGGAGATGTTTCAGAAATTAGAGAGGACGTTATAGAAGTAATTCAAAGTTTTGAACCGAGAGTTACTTTGCGTTCTGTTTTAGTTGATTTTAATGAAGTATCAGAAACATTAACCATAGAAGTAGAATATAGTTTTTTAGATAATGAAGACACCTTAGATCTACAAATAGAGAGAGTAAAATAATGACAGACTCATTTATAAAACTTAGCGAAACTGACTTTGATCAGGTAAGAAGTTCTTTGATAGATTTCCTACGAACTAAAGAAGAATTTACCGACTATGATTTTAGCGGATCTGCTCTTAGTACCTTAATTGATATTCTATCATACAACACTGCTTTCTTTTCAACATACACCAACTTCCTTGCAAATGAAAGTTTCATTGACTCGGCACAGAAAAGAGATTCTCTGATGTCTCTTGCCAGACTGGTTGGATATACACCTCGTTCTAGAATCGCTGCTCGGGCAGTGTTAAACGTTACATCATCACAGAATAATATCCCAGCAGGAACCGCATTCAATGGCGCAGATACTGGATACATTTTTACTACAATAGATAACACAGAACTGAGTAACAATACAGGTCAAATAACAGTATATCAAAACGAATCTGCAAACTTTACAAACAACACCACATTCTTTAACGGAAAGGTTACTATTCCAGAAGACGTAGATATTTCTTCATTAAGAGTTTTTGTTGGTGGTGTTCAATATACAAAAGCAGATAGAATATCTGCTCTCAATTCAAACTCCCAAGTCTTCTTTATTGATCCGATTTATTCGGGTGCGTATGAAGTTTCTTTTGGTGATGGAACCTACGGTGTTAATGTTCCAGATAATTCTACGGTTTTAGTTCAGTATCTTACACCAAATGGTATTAACAATGCCAATGGAGAGACTAAGTTTAGTGAAACTGGAACTACAATCATATCATCTATCACTGTGAAAACTCCTTCCTTCGGTGGAGCAGAGCGTGAGAGTGCAGAAAGCATTAGAACGAATGCTCCGTCATACTTTCAGGCACAGAATAGAGCAGTCACGGCAAATGATGCCGAGATTGTTTTCAAGGTAGACAACCCAGAAGTATTTGATGCCACCGCATGGGGTGGAGAGGATAACAACCCACCCCAGTATGGTAGAATTTTCCTTGCTGCAATTAAAGATGCAACTGGTGCTACTTTTAGTGCGAGTGAGTTGTCGGAATTTGGTGCGAAACTACAAGAGAAAATGGTCGTTGGTGTTTTGCCTGAATTTAAAAATCCAACCTGTTATGATATTAATGTTCCAAGAGGAACTGTCGTATATGATTCGATAATCAACTCAGATGGAACAGGGACTCGTGACAAGGTGATAAGTAAGATACGATTGTACGATCCTGACTGTGGATTCAAAGCAGTCTTTCCATATTCAAGTATTGTATCTGAGTTAGTAACGGAAAATAATGACATCAGATCGGTGGACTTTGACGTAAACATATCTGCATCATTTTCAAATTCAGCCTATAATCAAGACATTACAGATCCACTACCAAGAAACTTTTTCATCTCCTTCGCAAATAGAATTGTACCTGGCAGTATCTTCTCTAATGAATTCGCAATTCTAGTGGACCTGTTAGATAACGACGACGAAAACTTAGGTTTCATTGATGATGACGGAAATGGTTTCCTTCGCTTTGGTGGATATGTAAATAGTGCAAAGAAAATTATTAATTCTAGAATAGGAACCGTAAATTATCAAACGGGAAATATTACTATTCTAAATCTATCAGGATGGGATGCAAAGACAGATGCAGATGATGCAGCAGCGATGGATCTAACCATATATGCCACACCATTTAGTAAATCAGTCAGAGGAATTAGACAGGCTTCATATAGTCTAGGAACAATAACAAATACAATGACGGTAACTGACTAATGATAACAACAACAGAAAATCCATTCAATGAATTTGAAAATAATCTAGGTCTTGCATTCTATAATGCACAACAGAGTCTATTAGGCTCGACTGCTGCGGTAGATGTTGATACACCAAGATTTCCTTTTTATGTTCGTGATAGATTACCTGTTCATGTTTTAGAAAACCATGAATTATATGTAAAATTCATTGATGGTTATTTCGAGTGGTTAGGAATTTCTAACGGTATCAACCAAATTCCATATCTCATGGACATTGATAATGTCTCTCCTGCTCTGTTGATTCACCACAAAGAATTATTGGCTAAACTATTCCCAATAAATCAAAATTATCTATGGTCGGATCCAGCAAATTCTGAAATTGATCTTAGAAGATTCTTGACCTTTATCAGACAGTTCTATTTGACCAAAGGAACCGAGGAGTCAATTCGTTTTCTCCTGGCTTCTCTTTTCGGTTTAGAGGCTGCTTCTATTGATTTTGACTATCCCAAACTTCAACTTTGCTTTTTGTCAGACTCAATATGGGTTCCAAACATAGATGGTTTTGATAAAGATGCGGCTGGTGTAACATACCAAGGATACTGGAAAGATAGTAGAAGCACTCTTAGTGGTGGAGTAAGATTTAGAGACAAGTATTTTCAAGAGTTTTCTTACTCAGTAACTTCTGTTGTGCCAGCGGGACAGGGTAATTTGCCTGGGGAAGATGTAGCAGGTGGAGTTGATTTCAATTTAAATCCAATAAGACAAATTGCACACCCAGCAGGATTTAGACTATTCAATAACGTTGGACCAGATTCATATATTCCAGCCGCACCTGGCCCTATTGATACGGGTTATTCTGAACAGCCTTTGGTTGGACACTATCTGGCATACACATTCTCAACCACCATAGATCCAAGACAACCATTTCCAGATGCTTGCTCTGCTAAGGACTGGTTCACTTGCGGGTACAATCCATATAATACTAATCCATTAACACTAGGATCAGTAAACTGTTTCACAGCGGTTCATGATTCAGGTGGGTATCCAATAGGATGGACCGCAGGCACTTCTGGTGAGAACGGTTACACTGGTCCAACCTATGGAGCAGATACATATACTACGGCAGCGGCTAGAGGTTATACGTTATGGCATGTTTATCATCATCCCAATGTTTGGTCTGTTGGTCCAACAACAGGAACAGCGTTTGGTAATATGAGACTTGGATGGTTAATGAACTTGATCCCAGATGCTGCAAAGGGATACAATGTTTCACCAAACGATCCGCTTGAGACTTTGGCTTGCTCAACGCCTTTAGCGACTGGACAATAAGAGGAAATATAGATGGCTTCACAAAGTAATGTAAATATAAGCAACAGAACAATATCGAACACGAGTTCCACGATGTTTCGTAGTTTAGCGGCAAGAACTACTCTCGATTATATCTGGAAAGATAATCAATTGTTCTTCTTTGCTGCAAAGGAATCAACGCCAAGTGGCATCTCCGCAGATTCTCTTAAGTCTGATGAAGAAGTTTATGAGAACATAGTTGTCATGGAAAGAGTTACTGAGGACGATGTGTCTTTGGTTGTGCCTCGAATTAATTGGGCCCGAGGTACAGTATATAATGCCTTAGATCCTGATGTAAATTTTTACGATTACACTGTTGCATTTGATGGAACTGTGGTTTATAAGTATAAACCTTACGTCATGACAGATGATTACAACGTATATCTCTGCATAAAAAACTGTGAGTCGGGATTAGAAAGAGACAGAGTTGCTTCCCATATCAAACCCACTAGGGTTGGAACTGACGAGTTTACTACAGAGGATGGATACACATGGAAGTATTTGTATTCGGTGAGTGACGAACTGTTCACATTCTTGACAACTAAGTGGCTACCAGTTCCAAGACCAATCAAATCTATACCAACAAATCTAAACACATCTAGTGCTAAGTATCGTCAATTTCAGGTGCAGGAAAAAGCAAAGACAACCGCAGGTAAAATTAATGATGTCAAGATTGATTTGAAACAACAGAATGTTTACTTTGATATGCCAAATCCACAAGCAACTGTAGTTGGTCAGGGAACTGGTGCGTCTGTTCAACTCAGCACAGCGTTTGAGCCTGGAAAGGGTTATAAAGTAACTGGTTATAGAGTAGCCAACGGAGGGGCTGGTTATGTTGGAGGTATACTATCTTTAGTAGATTCTCCTAATAGTAATGGTGATATCACCAGTAAGACAGATCTTGAATCTAAAATTACTCTTTCCTCTTCCTATGGTGGAACTGAAACAGATTTGGGTAGTGATCCCACTATCACACTACAGGCAAGAACAATGATGTTTGTCGGTAACATGAGACAGGGTGACGATTCTATTGGTTCTTTCCCAAATGGAGTTACCATGTCGGCATTTGGATTGATTGGAAACCCAGTTTACGCCACAGGTGATTATCAAGGTAAGATTGCAGGTCAAGAATTCGGACAGGGTGGAAGTAAAACACTCAACCTACGACAAGCAACTAAAACTAGATTGAAAGATAATAGTGGAACTGGGTTTGTGATATCTACTGCAAAGTCCACAATCAATGATGATAGGTTAAAATTCAATAGCACAATTCTGTTTGATACGTCAAAAACCACAGCAAAGGTTATTGATCTTACCCCACTCAAATTTTCAGATTCAGGAACTAGTAACCGAGCAGATCTTTTCCTCACAGGTGCAAAGACACCACCAGTGCCAGGAGAGACAATGGCTGCCAGTGGAGGAGAGACCTTTGAAGTTGAGCAAGTTTTTGAGCCAACGTTAAAGGTAGGCTCTGGGGATCTCTTATAC